CACGCGTCGGTATGTTTTTTAAGGTATGCACCTGCCATAAGCAATGCAAAGCTCGTCTTAAAGTGCTTTGATGGGCCGGCAAGTACAGTAAGACCACTCGTCAGACCACCATCAATACTGCCACTTAGAGCAACGTTGACCATTGGCACAGATGTAGATGTAACGTCTTTTTCAGAATAAAAGTCGCTGTCAGCAAGGACATCAGCTTCTTTAATTCTGCAATTCTTTTTTAATTTTTCAAGTACAGATGACATAGTTTATTTTCCCTTTGATATATTATATATTGTTTTTGTGTAAAGTAAACAAGAAATTATGCATTTAGTACTGCATTTAATTCTTGACGTGTGACTTCTTTATTGAGCGGATGATTGCGATAAATCGCTTCTCGTTGCGCGATAGCAATTTCAGTCAATTTAGAGTCTGATAGAGTCGCGATGTCAGATGCTCGAATGTTTGCAAGGCTCTCGTCACGATAATACAACATCATTTCTTTAGGTTCACCAATAAGAATTGACTCTACGTCAGCAATTTGTAGAGGTCGTGCTCTCCACCATCCAGATCCGGCGTGGAAATATCCAGGCATAAGTATGCCCCATTGTGATGCATAGACATTCATCATTTCGCTTTCAACAACTCTGTCTTGGCCATCTTTACGAGAGCCATATTGCTTTAGAGGCCAATCTGTTGATTCTACTCCCTGTTTTGCCAACCATTTTTTAGTCTTGTCTTGGACTAGTCCAGCAAAATTAAATACTCGCTGTTTTGGCTCAGGAAAGAGAGCCGGTGTTGCTTGGCGATTTAAGTGATATGGATTTGGGTTGTATCCAAATAACAATTCTTTTGGCCAGTCTAATAATAGACTTAGGTCACCACCAGCAAAGGCGGGCATACACATTCTGTTTGTTTTGCTCTTTATCTTTTCAATTGCTTGAAGAAATACATCTGCATGCGTTTCAATATCACTTGGAATATTAGTATGACTGTCTACAACAAATTTTCTAAATAACTTAGTTGGATCGCTCAGCGAAGTGATTCCAGAGAAAATACTATCGGTTTGCCAATCATCAAAAGCAAAAATACAATTTGGATGACGTGATATTGCCCAAAGTGCGTTATAGACAAACCCGGCAAACCCGGCCGGGTTGTGTAAAAACACAAACACCTCATCATATTCATCTAAACTTTCACCAATAATAGTAGGACGCATATCAACTGTATGACCCATATCACGAAGCACTCGTGGCAAACTATATTGACACATCGCAACCTGCAATTGTTGTTGCAGATAAAAGTCATATGTACATTGTGCTTTATTACAACCAGTAATTAGTATTCTCATGCTTCAGTTTGTTTTTTACGACGATTTAAAAAGTCACGATCAGGGTCCTGACCATCAATTCCACCACGACACCATGCAACGAGAAAGCTGCCATAGTTAATTAGATCCTTGCCGCTGTCTTCAATACTTTCAAAGTTTGGGGTATAATTTGGATCATTTTCCATTGCTTCAAGTACACTTGACATGCGCAGTACCTTTGCATGAATTACATCGAGTATACTCGCTGCGCCACGTGGATAATAGTCTGCTTGACGAATCCGGCTGTGAGGATTTTGATAGTCATTCGCTTTTTTATGTGTTAATTCAATACACTCTTTTAGTACTTTTACGCTTTCCTTTTCTTCCATTTTATTATTTAGTTTTATTGTTCAAATTTATTTCTTTTTACCCAAGACCAATTAGTTGCACATTCATTGCAACATGTGCTGCGGCGTGATTTTCTTTTTTTCATGTTTATTAACCTTGGCCGCGAGAAAGTTTCTTATAGTTTTTACTTTGTTTGAGATGTGAAGTTTTGCTTTTAGCATGAATGCCTTTACGCTTAATTTTCCTTTGTTGTACTTTAATTCCAGTTTGTTTCATATGTGTTATTATATATGTTTTTTAAGCTTTGTAAATATCAAAGGGAGTGTTCTTGAATATATTTTTTACAATTGTTAAAATGGTATCGTGACATATTTGGGCCACTACCAACTAATAGACAATGAGGACATTGCTTTTGTGCCAAATTATGTTTTTTACCTCGCTGACTCTTAGACAATTTACTTCTTAAAATTTTACTTTTTTCTTCTCCGTGTATTTCATCATATGTTTTTCCTTCATTATTTTTTGCCCATTCAATTATACCATATGCATGTTCTGATTTACCAAATGCTGGATTATTTTCACCTTTCATTTTTTCTGAATGATCTGGTCTTTTTTTACCTCTAAATCCATTTCCACATTTGTATTTGTGTTCTTCAGTTAATTTTTTACCAAACATTCCATTTTTTTCTCCATGAAATGAACCACCTAATGCTTCATTTTTCATATTATATGATAACGGATCATTTGCTGCATCTAATTCTTTAAGAATTCTTTCCTCTTCTTCTCTATAAAAATCTCCTTCATATAACAATTCTTTAGTAAAAGAATCTATACTGTATTTTAATTTTGCTCTTTGCCAAATTAAACCGCTTCCACTATAGTTTTTCTTTTTTCCATTATGACTTCCTATATAATACATTCCAGTATTGACGTGAGTAAATTTATAAACATATCCCATTTAGGTATTTATAACCAAACTCTATGTCGTTAAGATTTATTATACAAAATATTATAATCTTTTTTAGAAATGTAGAATTCTCCAGTTTTAGAATAATGATCAATCAAATAATATTGATTTTCGTATGCATGTAGACTGCCGACTTGCCAAATGATATTTCCTGGGACAATCTTATCGGCTTTTTTGGTACCACAATTATAATCATAGACGAGTTTGTCTTGAACATACTTTTGCCACGCATAGTCATTACGATAACCTGCCCAAATATCATTGCTACGCATCTGTACTACAACCTCTAGCATGCCATTACGAATCATATATTGCACTGCATTTGTGCAAATAAAGTCACTCATGCCGCCTACACACCAGTTGCTATGCATGCTTGGTCGAGTATAGATCATGACAGCTCGGCGACTGTTTGGTGAACGAGACAATTCCATTAACACATTTTCATATTGCGCATAGTTTTCAGAGTTGAAAACAAGATAACCATAATTTGAATTGATTTTGCCGTCTCGGCTTGAAACGTCTTGCCAAATTTTAGGAACAACACCAGGAATGTCTTTTACATAGAGACTTTGCGAAAGATACCATTCCAACTCGCGTTGAATATAGTCATCGTTAATTTCACCAAAGATACTTGGTTCATTGGCACAAAAGCTTGCACCAACAAGCTCGAGTGTAGTGACACCACTCTTATCAACTACAAAATTTTTGCTTTTGTATTGACCTACAAAATATTGTCGTATTTGCTCTATTGTCATATTAACCAAAAATAATTTTGCGAAACGCGACGATTAAACTCAAATGATAGTTGTCTTGCTCTTCAAGAGCTGCTGTGCGCTCAGAGAGCGCGTCATAATTTTCAGACAACTCGCACTCTATAATTTTATTGACTTGAAGTGGTCGATCATTAGTGATATAGAGATAAACATCTGAAACAGCATCTTTGATTGAATGACCATTTTCGATTGAAGACCATGAAATGCTATTAAAACAATCTTGACGTTCAACAAAATCGAGCACCTTTGAAAATAATTGATTTTGTAAAACGTCAGTGGTGTGTACATCTGCCTTTGCACAAAACATTGAATAGAGGCGATCTAGAATAGGATGAGTGTCTGTCATATAGTGATTTATAAGAGAAAGATCCCAGACAGCAATTTAAAATTACCATCTGGGATTTTTAAGAAGCGTCAAATTATATCAGAGACGCTTTACTTTACGTGGTTTTTTGGCTTTAACTGGCGCTGGAGACTCAAACTCTTCAGCAATCTCTTGAGGAGATGCGATCCAACAAAAGACTTCTCCACCTTCGCTTGAAGAAGGAATCTCATCATTTGCCTTTTCAACAACCTCTGGCACGACTTCAGCAGCAACTTTTTTTGCAGCACTCGGTTTACGACCACGCTTCTTTGGGCCAGCCTTCATTGCCGCAGCAATAACCTCAGCGGGAGGCATTTGCGGCAAATAGCGACTATAGCCAATCGACTTGTCTTTGCCAAGGAAGGTTTGGCCAATTTCACGACAAGTAAGACCAAAGGTCTTACCGACTTCATAAACTTCCTTGGCAGTAAAGCCAGCGGAAGCATTGGGACGAGAATTGAACTCGTCAATCATTTCTTTTACACGCGTTAGCATATGTTTGTTTTGTTTTGTTGTTAGGAGACTATTATAACTTAAAATTTAGAAGATGTACACAACTTTTTACATTAAATTGCATTGAGAGCATATTGTCCAAGACTTCTTCTAGTATTGTTCGTTGTGTCGCTTGGTGATGTTAAGAAGATTATCGCGAAGGTGCATACGATCAGCGCTATGCTTGTCGTAATCGATGAAGTTGATTGCGGCATGACCGAGCGTCATGAGCTCGTCAACAGTCTTCATCAGCTTCTCAATAGTTTGTTCGACGGTGTCTGTTTGCATATCTTATTGTATTAGAGTTTCGTATGCTTATTGATTAGACTTCGTCATCGTCGATTTCAACATAGTCAGGATCATTGTAATTCATGTCCTTAAGTATGCTAAGAATATCTTCACACATCTCTTTGAGTCTATCGTATGCTTCTGCCTCTTGACGGCAACTCAACGCTTTACGATAATCTTCGGGCGATGTTCCATCATCGAGAGCAGCTAGTAGATCACTCTCGATTTGTTTCATGGCATGAACGGTATTCTCGAACATGCAGTAGCTCATATTAGGGTAGTTTGACATGGTATTAGTGGTGGTATTTGTATTAGAGAAGATCGTGGACAATATATTCTTCAACAGTTGGAAGAGTGCGACGATACTGTTCCAAGTCAGAGATCAAATCGTCGAGTGACTCGCGATTGTGCATCCCGCGCCAGTTGGCACTTGCATTGAAAAGTTCGAGCATCTGCTTATAAATCTCTTCGTGGGAAGGGAACTTAATTTCGGTTTGCATGTTGTGGTTGGTGTTGCTTACATGGTCATTATAGCATAAAACCCACGGAAAGTACACAACTTTTTTCAACAAAATGCACTTTTTTTCACTTTTTTCGGCCCCGGGACCATATTTTAGGCATTTTTAGCTCCCGGTGAGGCCTGGGACAGGGATAGTGTAGTACAAATGACCACACTATCCCCAAACCTGTTTGCTGAGTGTATTTTTACTTCAGAATATAAACATCCATCCAGGCAGGAGTGGACTTTACAAGCTGAGTGTATGATGATCTTGGAACGTAGATGTCAAAGACATATCCACGACCACGAGCAGCACTTTTGCGAGTAACGGCCGAACCACGGTCTTGGACGACGAAACTCCCATTTCCTACTTTTCCTTTCAAACCGGGAATGAATAACTTCGTCCCCATCTTGAAATCGGGGTGAGCAGCAACTGTCACCCCGCTTTTTGCAGTTTTGGTTTTAGGACACGCAACCCTACTCCACCATGGAGATTCGGGATAATAGTATGTAATGCGTGCCTTTATTTTTGTAGCATTCTTAGGTGTTGCGTATGTTGAATGCGCGTGACTAAGAAGCAATAATGAGGTTATAATTGTATAAACAAGTTTTTTCATCATTATTTTGTTTCCTTTCTATCTTTAGTATTATTTGTCCTCAGCAAACAAGGAGAAGTAATACCCTCCTCAGTTTCATAATGTGCTTATGAAAGTCTTAACTACAAATTTTTTCGTGCCTTTTGCGAAGCTTGTCGCTATAGTTATTCAGGTCTAAGTAAAAATCTAAAGAGTCTAGCTTTGTCGATGCCAACTCTCTCGATGACTTGGAATATGGTGATCGACTATTTTTAGTCCATGATCTTAATTTTTCAACAGTGTGATAAAAGAATAGATAGCAGTTTGCACCGCGGGTGTAGGCATCAACATCAATATCAAGTTTATATTTTTTGATAGTTTGAAGTGCAATACACTCACAATGCCATTCCAATTCTATTGCATCCTTTACTGCCTGAGATACTATCTTTTTAGAGTATCTCTTACCATCAAGCCAGTTGAATAAAATGTCGCATCCTTTTACCTTTGAATTAAAGAATTTACGATGATGTTTCCATTGTAGATAATGAGAATATTCATGCACAAATATTTCAAATGCACAGTCACGTTTCATTGCGACTACAAATTCTTTTTGATCTTTACTATCATCAAACCATCCGCCATACTTTCCGTCTATGGCTTTTGTCATAATAAGCTTTAGTGAAAAGCCGTCATCAAGCAATTCATTTACTGCTTTTGCTATAAAGGCGTTTTTTTCCATATTCTAAGAATGGTTTTATTCTTGTATATTACTTAAATATTCTGCGTAATAGACCCTATTATAATTACGTTTTCTAGAGTTTTCTGTTTCTTGTGCAATTTTTAGTGGTTCAGTAATATACTCACGTACTCTAAAACTTCCAACATTATCATAGGTCCATAGCATATTTTTTCCAATTGGATACATGTACGCTACTACCGCATGACCATAATCTTTTCCATCAATATTACTCTTATAACGATAAAGAAGAACCTCACTCCATTTTACTTTTTTACCAAGTGATTCTTTAAATGTGATAGCAGTTGGCAAGCATGAATTTGGCATTGATTGCATCGCTTTCCATTCTGGGTTTTGAGGAGTACGTGTAAATATTTCGCATGAAGCTAATAAACAAGTGAAAGTAATTATTAATATTTTTTTCATAATTTTATATATCTTCTTTACACGGTTTATAGCCTTCTTTCTGTGCTTCTTCATCACACAATGTAGCATACCACGATCCACGCTTGCATAGTTGTCCACGCTTTCCTGTATCTTGACAAGTAAGTGAAGAAAGATGTTCGGCATAACGAACCATACCTTTTACAACATCATTGCCACCATCATAATAGACACGTAGAGTGCCAAACTTTTCTTTGTATTGAGCTATCGTTACAGAAGGTGGAGAGACTCCAATATAAAGATCTAGACGATTAAAAAGAATTTTATCAATCGTACTTACAATATTACGAATACGTGCAGCAAAAGTTTTGTTAATTTTCTCTCTCTCTTCATTGCTTGGAGAAGCAAACTTTGCACCTTTGGGCAGTCGCTTTTCAAAATCTCTATATGGATTGAACTTTCTATAAATTGGATCTCTCACATACTTCCAATATAGTTGACGAAGCTTTAGACGAAGTCTTTGCTTAGGATTAATTTCAGTATGCTTATGGTGCGACACATAGTCATCAATACAACCAAACAATGAATCGACAATGCTCATCCATCCAATTGGACAATCATTCCAACAACGTTGACTTTGTGGCAATAACTCTCCATTCTCATTAGTTGGAAACAAACGAGGATATTTTTTAAAGAGATACTCTTCAAATATATCACCATCCTCTATTTCACTCAGAATATGTTCTTTTAATTCTTCTACTGATTTATATTTCATATTTGTATGTTTATCACATGGACCGTCATTATAGCCATGACTTGCTAAAACATCGCACTCTGGACAACTTTGACTTTCTTTTGTTTTTAAATCTTCAAGAGACGATTCATAAACAGGAGTCGCTCCAAAAACTTTCAAGCATAATTGCTCAATTGCTTCTGTTTTTGATTTAAATCGAATACTATAGTTGTTGCCTTCAGAGTTTTTCATGTCCACATTTTTTGATAGTGTTTGATGATAGTCTTCATAGCCCACATATCTTTTTCTTCAATTAGCGCTTCAAGACGACGAACCTCAGCATATGCTTCTTTATATGGCATACCATAAAGCT